CCCAGACGATCCAAGTGCTGAATACACCGGAGGCGGCATGGACATTTTGTCAAATGGTTTTAAATTAAGAAACGCATCAGCCCATGAAAATAACAGTGGAGGTACATATATCTACGCCGCATTTGCTGAGCATCCCTTAAAAACTTCACGCGCACGCTGAACCATGGTATTCAAAATTGTCATCACCGTCCTAGCTTTGGCACCCAATCTTTTAATTGGGTATTTATTTCTCAATAAGGATGCAATTATTGAGAATCAGAAAAAAGCATTATTAGGAGCACTTTCGGGTCAGATAGCAGGGCAGCTTAGTCAACAAACTGATGCTATTAAGGACAATATGGGCTCTGTATTTACAGAAACAATTAAGCCAGAAATCAAAGCAGGCGACCAAAGTACACTAAATGCAATTCCTAAAAACACGGGACCTGCGTTACCGTTTTAGTAATGCCCCAAATACCTGATCTTACAATCAGGCCTTTGAATGATCTGTCTGTTCAGACTATTCATACTTGGGTTACCGTGCCGCCAGTGGTCAATGCAGTGTCGCCGCCAGTCACTTTAAATCTAGGCACGCCAATTATCCAAATACCTGGCTGTGTAAAGGCGCATCCGGGTTCTGATAAGTCAAATCAGCTAAACGATGACGACCCTAAAGGGGTCAGAGTTTATTGTGACGCTAATCAACCAACATTTACTGCTCTTGATTACACTCCTGAAAACCTTATTTACCAAAAACCAGCTAAATTTCCTGGCTATAAGAGTTCTAATACAAAAGCGAATAATGATCAAGTAAAGGATGAAGTTCCTAACACGACTCCACCCATAGCGCCTACAGGCGGATCTGGAGATTTACCTGATGATGAGGAGAATGAAAAAGAAAATGTTGAATTAGTGTGTGACGAAGGTTATAACCTAGTTAACAAGGAATGTATAGAAATTGTTGAGGAAGTCAAAGCAGAGATATCTTTTATTGAAAAGTATCTTCCTACGTTACCGCAGACAACAACGACAGCAACTATAGCTGTTGTGGCCACAACCTCTGCATTGATGGCAAAGCCGCTTGCGGATTTACTTTTGAAACTTGTTAAACCTACTGTGAAGAAGATAATGAAGAAGATTGCTTCGTTGAGAGGACAGTCCCAGAAGGTAGAGAGTGTTTCACAGCGTCAGCTTGCTCAGCGTGATCGGAATCGTGCGATCCGTGCTCTTCGTGTAGCTCTAAAGAAATAGGATGATAATGAGGGACTAATGTATCTCCAGGTAGTTTGACGACCACGTCTTTGCAAACGTCAAAATAAGGTGATTTTGGATGAAAAGTTATTCCATTTTTTGCCAGCTCGCCGCAATTTTTGAGTCTCGCAATTTCAAAATCTAATCGACGATTGGCCAGAACTTGTTGCTGAAGGGCTATTTGTGTATCTACAGCTTTCTTGCATCTATCCTGAAGGCTTCGATCTAAGGGCAGGGATAGTGTGGCGGACAGGCCACCATTTATACTGTGATTATTTTTTTGACCGGTTCTTACATCTTTCCAGTATAAAATTGAACCTGGATTGTCAATGACGCCGTCTCCATCTACATCGCTGGTGTCATAGACAGGATCTTGATAATATGACTCAAACGGCTTTTGATATGAGTTGCTATTAGTAATAAAGGGCGTGAGGTTAAATGTAGGCCCCTGACACTGAATACCCGCTCCGTAAGTATTTGTAATATAAGGGCCTTGTAATACCTGAATTGCCTGATTTGTTACTGACCCGCTACTTGTCGCGACCGGATTTGCTGTGGCGCTGACACCGCCGACATCGGCAGCCATTGCCGGAGAGGTGAAAGTAGTTAGTGCAGTTATTGAGAGAATATAGACGTGCTTTCTGTGACGCTGTGAATTTCGGTTGTTCTTTGAATTACGGTTTGATTGGAAAGGCCAGGACCATTCATGGTCTCCGTAAACTGGAATGCTGCTCCGGGGTTGACTATTTCCCACCTGGGTTTGTTTGCAGTATCCAGAGTTGTCCATGTACTTGTGACTCCATTGACCGTATTGGAAGTCGAGTCGGTAGCATTTGGCGCAAGACTGCCGCCAGTGTTTTTGATATTACTACCAGTCACAGAATACTGGTAACCAGTGTTGTAGTCAATTGAATTTATTGTTTCAGTGACCACTGATGTTGTCTCAGTTTTTGACTGTAAGCTGCCTTGAGTAAAATTTGGCACTACGGGAACTGAATACGCAGCTTGCGAAAGGCCATGCAAAATTCCTAGGCAAAAACCTAGTACAAGCGAATCGCGAAGGTTATACATCTCAACGCACGGTAACCTCGCTTACGTGTTGTCCGGTTGCCGTTGTGCCGGCTCCACCAGCCGTGATCGTCATCGCACCATCTGTGGCGATTGTTCCAGCTAAGCTGCCTGCCAGGCCACCAGCTGTTGTCGTTGTGGAGCCGAGCATGGGAAGTGAGGGCACAACTCCAGACGTGACTGTCGTCCCGCTGGTTACGTCATCGCCCTCGATGTATGACTCACTAAATGTAAATGCATCACCTGCAGTCGTGATTTCTGCCCCCATTGGCGTGTATCCAACCGCTGTGCCTGATGAAAGCGCACCTAGGCCACCAAAAGAGCTGCCTGATTTTACAGAGATATTGGACCCGCTTACTGAGTATGTACTGCCAATACGTGTCGCTTGGCTGGCTGCTCCGTCAACAGTAAGTTGCACTGAACTTTGGAGTTTGTGAGTAATATCTGCACGTGCAGCCCCTGCAAATAAGAAAATCAACGCGAAGATACGGAGCATGGCTTTATCTACATTACTTTGATATTAAACGGAGCAAACACAGTATGATATTAATTGAAAGTGATTGTACTCATGGCCGATCCTATTAAAGAAGAGTCAAAGAAGAAGGGCGTCTTCGCCAAATTAAAGGAGAAAGCAGGTGATACAGAAGAACATCTAGCACTCTTATCTACTTTTGTGCGCTTAGGGGTGTTGATTTGGAGTGGGGGGATCCTGACACTTAATTATGTGACCATTCCTGGATTAGCTCAGCAAAAGATCGATCCAACTTTCATTGCCAGCGTGTTTACAGGAGTTTTGGCTTCTTATGGCGTACAGACCGCTAAGAAATCTGGAGACGGGACCATGAAAATGAAGGATGGTGGTTCTGGTATTACTAAAGCTGACATTGAGAAATTGATCGAGAAGGCCGCACAAACTGCTCCGGCGCAGATAATTAGGGTTGAACAAGCCCCTTTGAAAATCACGACTTCGTCCGTGCAATCCGACGACACCTACAAAATGTAAAATGAACCTCAAACCTCTAGCTATTGGAGCGGCTACGGTCATCGGAGTCGCACATCTTGGCGTACTAGGACACTTGGTGCATCTACTTAGAGAAGACTCCAGGGTGGTGATGCCATCAATTAATTTACCTACAGGCCCATACTCTTCGTATAAGGTCAACGTTGATAAACAGGGTTATCAGCTTCAATACAATGCGAACGACCCGAAAGTAATGCGATCTAAACGAGTCCTAGATTTAGATCAGACGAACTCCAGGAAAGGTAGCTTCTTAAAACCCGCCGAGTTGTTGATTGAGGATCGCAAGGAATATGAAACCCATGAATACACGATGGAAGGTTATCGGAATTCAGGTGAGGGTGGTCCTGTAGGCTCGGGAAAGCCCGGAGAGCTAACTGCAAAACAAGTAGAGTGTATAAAGGCGGCAGGCTCTGGAGAGAGCACAGGTGCGATGATCGGAGCAGGGGTGGCAGGTAGTTTTGCCCCTGCCTTGACTGCGATTCCTTATGTTGGTTGGCTTGCAAGCGGCTGGGCAGTTATGTTTGGTCAGGACAAAGGAGCAGAACTTGGTGGAACAGTCGCTACTGTGTTGAAAGACTGCGATGCCTAACCTTCATGGAAGAAGAGGGAATATATCTGACCATACAGCTGCACGAAAGTGACGTTGCCCAATTAGCTGAATCTGTAGAGTTTCACTGGAAAATGTGGCCTGGCCACCCAGCGCGTCCGCTTGAGGAACAAGAGCGTCTTTATCGTCTTAAGGCAATATTACGTGTCGCCATGTTGGAAGTTATGTATCATAAGGATGAGTAATATTTTCAAATGGGACGAGAAGTAAGCATAAGAGCAAAGGCGAATACGAGTTTTGTAGTGCTTTCAGACAACGACAAAGAGGGCGCTGTACTGAAGGACCGCAGAATATCTAGCTGCAAACTTCTGCAAGATTTGGAGTCATCATTAGTAATTAGTTCCCCATTAGGCACATGGTTGCTTGTTAAGGATGACTGGATTATTGAGCAGGATGAGCATGTAGAGAAGCCTTATAAAGAAGAGGGCGGTTTCCGTTACATAGAGGGCTGTCCCTATTTCCATCTACCGCTTGAAAAAGAGCATGATCACCGGAAAGGCCTCCTTTACAGCACAGCCAGCTGTCTTTTAGGTTTAAATATTGGCCCTATTAATTGTCTCGACGATTACTTAGAGGCTGTATATA